TTATCTTTACGCCACTCTGGGTCTTGTGACCTTAATTTATCCTGCAGGTCATAATCCTCATAATGCTGTATGCTACTAATAGCATCTTCATTCAATGGATCTTCTGCTAATTTTTCTCTATACATTTTAGTACGAAACTCATTTCTTGTCGGACTTCTGTTCATTACTCACCTTATGCTTGCTATAGAAAATGTGATTACCAATTATTGCTACTTGTTTATAAGGCCACAATGGATCAATATGTATTGAATGAAAGAATAGTGCTGACTTGGGAACAACATTCTTATACATATCGAAAACCATTACATCATATGCAACTTGTAATGCTCGTTTGTATTTTGGGTTTGATTTGTTTGGATCGCTTTTATCTTCACAAACCCAACTAAACTGACATACTACATTTTCGTTAATTAATGTTTTTTGGTAGATAACTTTGCAAGGTGTTTCAGCAAACCCATGATTAACACGATTCAACACTACTCTTGCAACTGCGGCTTGTCCGGGCATCGCTTCTGCCCCTGCTTCATAATAAATATTTCTTGCCATACATGCTATTTGCTTCATATCAATTTTCTTTAGAATAGGTAAATCAATAGCAATTTGAGTTGGCGAAGGAATAGCCATGATTGTTAAAAACATCATGGTCATTATTATTAACTTATTTTTTAATGATAATAACATAATTTCCTTTCACTGTAGTATACTACAGTTTTGTTGAATAACCAAATCATTTGGTTATTCTATCCAGCAATCGCAGTTACAAAGTATAACTTGTTCGATTGCTGCTTGCACTGGTAGTGATGCGGGTAATAGCACCCCAGAAGTATATATCGGGTTAAGTGATGGTGGGATTAATTTAGTATACGGCGATCCAGCTAAACTGCCCGGAACAATTGGTCCGCCGCCTTGTGCACCTAAGCCCCCGCCGGCTCCCGGACCGTTAAAGAAACCTCCGCCACTAGCAACGCCACCGGCTGTATTAGGAGCAATGGCACCAGACGCAGTAGATGGAACTGTTCCAGCGGGCATAGTAACTTGACTTATGCCGGCAGTGCCTATGCCAATATCGGGACTAGGTACAGGCAATCCGTCCGGTGTACCTATACCCAATACTGCTGCAACTGATGAGGCAGGGGCTCCTAAAATACTAGGTTGTACTTCAATAGTATTTTGTGATGGGTTGGTAATTGGATTAGTGGGGTCAGTTGTATTAAACGGATTTGCTGGATTATTAGGATTAATTGCTTGATTGGGGCTAGTTTGAACTGGAGCTGTAGTCACTAAGAAATTTGTAGTAGCTGGATCAAAGTAACCTGCAGGCTCAGTATTGAACGGGAATGCAGGTGCTGAATTTGCTACTGTACCATTAGATATTAATTCTATTTGTTCTGCTATAGATAAAACATCATCTATAACGTCATCAGTTGATATACCGGCTTCTAACAATCTTGCTTTATTTCTTTCTGCTCGCATCATTGCAACTATACTCTGACCTGCATTTTTATCTAAATCTGATATAGCTTCTAATGTTTGTGCAGCCATATTTGGTTCTGTCAGTTTGGAATACGCAGGAACCAAATCAGTAAAACTATATACCATTATTGGATATGGGAATAGAGAATCTGTTCTTGGGTTTGGTATTAATGATAATCCTGTATTTCTAGTCCTTTGTTCAATATTCAATTGTGTCCCTAAATTATCCCACATATCATTTAATTCTAATGATTGACCGGGATGTGTTGAACGAATTATTGCAATCTCTGCATTAGCAGCGTCAATATAATGTTGCACGGCGGTATTCATAGCTGGCCAACCTGATCCTCCGTATGTGGTAGGTGGTTCCTGAATAGTTACAGTTAATGTTGCGGGGCCGGCGGGGGGTGTGGGCGAAGTACCAGTGCCATTATAGACATTAGTTCCGGTTGAGTTTAGTAATGCAGTAAGTACTTTACCATAAGTAGATGTAACATTAGCTGAATTGGTATCTATTGTAGTTGTTATAGTTGCTCCAGACCCATCAGTAAATGTTCCAGTTGGTGCTGCTGCTCCTCCCCTTCCATAACCACCGCCTCTATCAAACGATGATATACCGGTGATAGCTGTTATTTTATAATAATAAGTATAGTTGCCAAGCCCATCATCGACGGCTGTAGTAGAATAACTTGGGACAACAGTTAAGGTTGCTTGTTTCCACGTTACCGCTAAATAAAGATTTTGATAGATAGTACTTAATGTATTTGATTGTAATGCTTTAATAGCCGGTTGTATTTGTACCCAGGGATAAGGTAGACCGGACATACACCCAAAGAAATCAGAAAATGTATATGTCCCATATGATCCACTTCCTAAGGCCATTAAAGCAAGCGCAGCCTCTGCCTCAGAGGTGTCCGTTGGAACATCAGTTCCGTTAACTAAGTTTAATCCTCTAATAGTTTCTAGTGTAGCTGCTACTTGTGCAAATTTCTCAATTGGAATATTTCGTATATTTTTTATTTGTTGCATTGTTGCAGAAAATGCACCGGCGGCGGTTGCTAAATCTTTGGGTAATATACCGTCAAGATATGATCCAAACCCTTCTGGCATTATCTGTAGATTAACTTGTATGGTACTAGATGTTGTTACTGCTACCGCCGCAATATCCTCAGGTTGTACTGTGGGAAGTAGCGATGCTGAAAGTGTTATAGTAGAATTTATTACTCCTTGGTCATTTAAATTTGATTCTATTGTTGCTGCTGCAATTGCTTCTACTTGTACCGACGCTGCCATTGCCGGCGGAATTATATTAGGAATATTATCTGTACCCCCACCATTATCCACGGCGTAGGTCATCCCATTCACAATACCACCACCTTCAATTTCCGCTCTAAGATTAAGAAAATCTCTATACATCTGTACCATATATTATCCCCTAAACGTTCTAGTGACCGGCGGTTGGGGCGGCGTGGGGTAAGCGGCTCCCACAGAACTTCCGCCACCTTCTAGTCGTCCGACTCCTCGTCCGACTGGTATAGCAGGTGTGCTTTGCCACAATCCCTGTGCAAGAGCCGCAACATCATGCTGATTCCAAGATTCTCTGTCAGTATAATTTGGTGCTGCTACTGGTGCTGCTACTGGTGCTGCTACTGGTGCTGCTACTGGTGCTGCTACTGGTGCTGCGACCGGGGGCGCACCCGGTGGTATTACTGTACCAACTTGTGCTACTACAGCAGGGGCAGTGAGCCCAGGACTTACTGAGTTAATAGTAAATATAGGATAATATGTTTTACTATTTGTTGGGCCAGGCACAGCATTATATAACGGCACAGTTAATGTTAGATAACTATTAGGAAACATCTTTCTAACATCAAGCAAATCTGCTAATGTAACAAGACCTGCTGTATTACAATTTAATGATACTAATATCTCAGCCAAATCAACACCGGTTATTATTAAAAATGCAGAATATGTTTTTTGTTGCTGCTCTGTAGTAACATTTGTATTATTTGAAATATTATCTATATCAATTGTAGTTAATCCAGTAGACAATAAAGCAACTGAAACTGATGCAGTAATCGCATTATATTTCTTAAGAGTTACTAATAAATTAGAAGGATAACCAAATGTCCATATTGTAGATAAATCTAATGCTTTACCCAAATTAATTAAATCTCTTCCAAATACTTGAGGGGATAAACTTACATTAGTCACATCAGCCGTAACCAAATCATTCATATTACTATATGTGCCTTTAAGGAACCCTATAGAATTCTGTGCAGACATAATAGATTTATTTGATAAATCAATAAATGAACCAGCAGATATAAATGATCCGCAAAAATCATTATACATGCTAGTCAATGCTAATGTATTGTTGTAATTAAATTCATTATATCCCTGCCAGGGATATAATCTTACATATCCCCAACTAGCCACTGCTCCAGTATATCCAGCGCCTGCCCAACTAGGAAGACCTGTATAAGTATACGTTGGTGGAGGACTATTACCTAATGCAGGTATAGTGCTACTACCCATTGTAGTAATATTAGCATAAGTAGGTGAATCCACTACCCCGTATGAGGCGTTGATTGCATAAGTAGCCCAATATAAACAAGTATTAGTTATTACCGTCCCGGGAGTGTATGAAGTAGAACTGGTACTAGTGCCTGCATAAGAAGAGGTGGGTTTATTAACCCAAAAGCCTTTGCCTTGGATTAAACCACTCATTACATTTACACCCAACGGAGTTTGTTTTCCTGTACTCATGGGCAATTTATATTAGGACTACCTTGAACGATACTATGACCGCAGGTGTTTCCTGATCCTACTCGTAATACGGGACTTCCTTCTGCTATTACAGATGGACTTCCAGCAGTGGTTGTTGGTGCATCGTGCGGAGGATGAGGTTTTCCCCATGGGGCATGAGGGGTGATGCCACTTACATGTAATCCCACTTCAATTCCATTAGCAATAACCGACTTGGCGCCGCGTATAATTTGCCCGCCAGTTTGATTTGCATCACCCTTCCTACTCAATGCTGCCATTTATTATCCCATTACTATTTTCTTGTCTGGCAATTTAATACCAGTTGTTGCTTCTATGTATTTATCCTTGATGTTATCGTCGGTATTTGCATAAAAGGCAATCGCACTAGTATTTAGCGTTACATTTCCGCGTTGTTCTGCGGTAAACATACTAGGGATCATCTGCATACCCTGCTGACTGGGTGCAATTGACACTGGTTCTGTAATAATAACGTTATTCTGACCTATTTCTAAAACTTTGGCAATCATTTCTTCGCCGCTGTTCAACTTAAATGTATATACTTTTCCTGTTTCCATTAGACACTTTCTGTTAATTTTTGTTTGAGTTCATTAAACCCACCCACAAGTTCTCCATCTAGGAAGATTTGTGGAACTGTACGGGCATTTGGTACTGCCTCTAATAATTCTTCTTTAGTGTAACCATCACCAATTTTCTTTTCTTCAAACTGTATCCCTTTACTTGTTAACAATGCTTTCGCTTGGTCACAATAAGGGCAGTGGTACTTACTCCATACTATTGCTTTCATATTATTTCCTTTATAAACTTGGTAGTTGGTCGTAATCAAGTTGTTCACTCATCACACCCAATACGTAATTAGTTGATTCATTCTCTTGTAGTGCTGTCTGCTTCTTGCTTGTATCGCTATGTTTGTTGAACCATGGTATAGGAGTACTCTTTGGACTATTGCCCTGATACTTAATACCGATCTCTTTCAATGCTCCTACTGCTGTGTAATCAACAAAGTCTTTTAACACATTAGCATTCAACCCAATGACCGGGCCTTTGTTAAACAAGTAATCTGCCCAGGCTTTTTCTTCACGGATAACATCAGCATATAACTGATATACTTCACTTTCGCATTCTTGCTTGATGGCAGCAAAACGACTATCATCTTTGATTACTTGATTAATAAGATAAGCAGTCCATCCTTTATGTAGAAGTTCATCTTGGAGAATTAAACTGATAATATTACCATTGCCAATAAAGATTTTGTTCTCAACCATTGCTAGTGATGTAGCAAATGATACCATAAAGCGGAATGCTTCTAGTGCATAACTGGCATGTAATGCCATCCAAATTGCTTTAACATGAGATTCTTCTGAAACAGTTTTTGGATTAATCTCTTTAAAACAATTTAATTCGTGTAGTTTGTCATAGTAGTTACCAACACTACTAGCCATATCTATAATTTCTTGTGTGTCATGTATAGTATTGAATACTTCTTTTGGTACATTATAGATGTTACGAATAATATGACTATAACTCTTACTATGTATATTTGTTTCAAAGAATGTCCAATTATATATCAATGCTTCAAGTTCTGGCAATGATACAACAGGAGTGAATACTTGACTTGGGCCGCGACCTTGTAAACTATCTAATGCTGTTTGTCTTAATAAGTTGCTAGTAAAGATATGTTTAACGGCATCACTGGCTTCTTTGAAGTCATTAGCATCTTTAGTTAAACTAATTTCTTCTGGTTGCCAAAAGAATCCTCTTGCTGTTTCTTCAAACTTAGCAATCTTTGGATACTTAACTTCCTCAAAGCGTTGAATAGTTACCGGACCTGCAGGGTCTAGAAACATCTTACGATTTAAGTAATCTGTTTTGGTGTTTAAGTTATATTGTGCTTGGCTCATAATTGTATATTGTAATAATATGATAGGTCATTTTTTATTGTTAAACTAGATAAATCTGGATAATTCCATATTCCTGTGTTTATTTTACTAAGCATTGCTTCAGCTAAATATTCATTTATTTCTTTAGTAAGATGCCCCGCTAAAATTGATTTTTCATTTCCCAAACATTCACCAATTTTTTCTTTACTATAATTAGTGCCTAGTAAAAGTTTTAGTTGATATTCACATAAATACATAAAGGTGCGATTACTTGGTATTTTTAGTTTGGTAAACCAGGCTTTAGAAAACGATTTCTCAAAACATGGATAAAATATAATATTTTCATGTAGCGATTCTATTTTTTGCAACATTAACTCAGACATTTCACGATTATATAAATCGTCCGACATAATAAACCAGCCTTCTAAATTACGTAATATTTTTTTATCATCTACAGTTAATTTATCTGGATATTTTTTAAAAATACTTGTTATCGCTCCTATCCCACTAACAGATCGTACTTTCATTTTTGTATTTTTATCTATAGAAAGTTTTAACTGGTCGGTGTATCGGTACGGATCCGTTACTGCAAATATTATCAAATCATATTTTGTATAAGTTTTTAAAAATTCTTGATAGGAGTAAAACAAAGATGTGCCATACCGAGCATAATTTTCTATATTACAATTTAACTTATTTTCTAATATTGCGGACCAATGGTATTGTTTTCCCTCAGGCTGGTAATAACCAAAACTATCTCCGTAAATTCCTATTTTCATAATTTGCAACTTTCGCAATCTTCTTCATCATCAAAATTTATTGGCTCTAACATTGTTGGTGCTATCTCAGCATCTGCTTTACTACCTTGTTTATTAATTAAACTATAGTAGAAAGTTTTTAGGCCCCACATATGTGCCTGCATCAAGTTCTTTGCTATCAATGTAGTTGGAACTTTACGGTCAGCATAGTGTGCAGGATTATAGAATGTATTTGTGCTGATACTCTGGTCAATGTATGCTGCTAGTACCGCAGCGGTTTTTAAGTAACCATCACAATCTTTTTGTTCCCACATCAATTGATACTTATTCTTTAGTTTATGATACTCTGGAACAACTTGGGTGAAACTTCCTGCTTTGGATTCTTTAACACTAATCAAACTCATTGGCATCTCAATGCCGTTTGTGCTGTTGATAACTACGCTACTTGATTCTACAGGAGCAATAGCCATTTGTGTAGCATTACGGACTCCATGTTCTTTCATGTTAGCACGTAATGTTTCCCAGTCTAGTTCTGGATTAAAGTCTGTTAATTGATTAACACCATTGGCTCTTAGTTCCCAGGGGAATACGCCTTGGCCATATCTTGTCTTGTCGCTACCTTCACACTTGCCACGTTCTTTAGCAAGTTCTACTGACGCTTCTGTTAGATAGTATGCTAAGTGTTCTGCCCAGATTTTAACTTCGGCCAATGAATCTTTCTCCCCGTACTTTAAACCACGCTTGGCATGCCAGTATGCTAAGTTAGTGACACCAATGCCTAGCGGACGAATCTCATCGTTGCTTAGTTTAGACTGGATGGAAAGAAAGTCTTGGTAATCCAATATATTGTTAAGACTCCTATGTAGAATGCGACAAGCGCGGCGCATATCTTC